GTTTGCTTCCTGTAGGTTGATTGAACCCCCTACAACAAATCCACCCGTATCCGGAACGTTGAAGAGTTCAGCGCCGTTGTAGTAATAGCGAAGTGCCCCTACGTCATGGCGTATGAACGACTTGGTGTCTGCCGTAAAGGCAAGCGACATTCCCTCGGCCATTTTGAAAGCCGGGGCTTGCGCGATGGAAAAGCCTTTCGAAGCGTCAAAGGCGGCTTCGTTCCACGGAATCTTAACCGTGTAGCCGACTCCGACATAGCTCTGGTCTGGTTGAGAATAGCCCAGTCCAACGTCTTTACTGTCAATGACGCTGCCTGCGGCGAAATAAGCCTTGGGGCCGTCTGGAACTTGTCGCCCCATCACCATGTGGTGATTGATGCGATTGCCAAGAGTGTGGTCTTCCCCGTTGGCGAACATGTCGTGTTCGAAGCCAATGAGGGAGCCGGACTGATCGGCCGAAAGTCCAGTTTGGTCGTTTACTTCAACATACAGGCCCCAGATGGGCGACCGCGGGCCCTTGCCATCCAGCGTGACGCCGGCTGGTCGGGTGGCCAGCGACGCAAGGGCAACGTGCTCACCCGCGCCCACCGCCGAGGAGGTTAGGATCGTGGAATTGGCCCAACCGAAATTCACCAAGCCGTCTACGTTGGTGATGGTCTGGTTGACCCGCAGGGCCGGGATCACATTGGCCAATGTGCCGCCGCTGTGGTTGATGGTCTGGTCGATACGCACGACCGGGCCGTCGTTGGGGCGGCTGTTTGCCTTGGCGAAGTATTTTCCGCCCTCAACCATCGTCTCGACAACGTCGGTGCCGATGCCGATGACAGGCCAGCCTTCCGGCGACAGGTTGCCGGACAGGCGCCACAGAATCGGTGTCGACGGCCCCCCGGTGGGGGTGCCGCTTACCTTCCACGTCCCCGGGGGGACTGTGACGGTGCCGTTGGTCGGGGTGGCGGCGCGGGCGGCGCTGAAGGCGGACAGGTCTTCTGTGGTACCATCAAGCTTGGCACCAAAGTCCTTAACGTTGACGGTGTCCGCGGCCCGCTCTCCGTGTGTGCGGGGGGTGCTTGTGTTCGGGCGCGTTACGGTGAAGTTGGTGCCATCCCCGGTAGATCCGGGGCTTTGGATGTGCAGTTTGTCGGCGTTCAGGATATTGTAGGTAGGGGATCCATATCTATTGGCGTCAAAGGCCAGTGTCGGACTTGCCCACCCAAGCAGAACTAGAAGCGGGATCAGATGCGACTTAAAGTTCACGGTGTACGCTCCAGAGCGTTGCCATTGCGATAGAATACTTTGGACCCCAGACCTTCCGGGGAGGTTGGCAGGTTATCCCAGAGGGCCCCCAACTGCGTTACGAAGTTCGGGTCAGGGGCGCGCGGAATGTTGTTGGAAACCCACGCCAGGGCCCGTCCGTACACGCACAGGGAGTCCTTGGGCAGACTGGTAGAAAAGGCCGGCAGGTAATTCCAAATGCGCCCCAATGTTTGATAGAGCTCTGTTGTATCAATGGCGGCAGGCGTTGGGTTGGCCGTCCGCTCCAGCATCATGCCGTTGACGTAAAAGGCTCCGTCTCCCAAACCTTCCGCGCTCGTAGGCGAACTGCTGAAGAGTGAGCGTAAATTGATCATATACGGCAGCAACACCGACGGTGGGAACCGCGTGCCGCTGGCGGGGCCGTTGGCGATAATGTAATCCGGGGAGCGTCCCCACGTCCCGGTGCCCCAACCCCCGATGAAGTCGTTGTTGACGCCGAAGCCAAAAACCGGCCGATTACCGACGGTCGTGACCGTATAGTAGGTTCTAATCGCCTGAGGTTTGAGTGGAATGAGTTCCTGACTTAAAATGGAAAGGGACACGCTGTCCGGAATAGCCCCGGAAATGGCGACGGTTTGAGATCCATCACAATTGTCTTGAACAAAAATGAGGGAGTACGGATTATTGAAAAATAAACGATAGATCTCCTCGGCCTGTTCAACTGTGCCATTCCAGCGATTCGCAGCAATCTTAGCCCGCAATAGGCGACGATAGGTTTCATCGCCCAGTGCAAAAAGGCTTGACCCAGAGTCGTAAGGCCCCTTCCAGATACCCCGACCCCAGCCCCGCAGCTCATCGCCGAAACTGAAGAACAGATTTTGAATGGGTACCGGGATCTGTCGAGAGATGCCTACACGTTCACCAATACGATCCAATTGCACCCCGACCGCCAAGTCAAGGTCAAACTTCAACGGCATGTCCGCCAAAGCATTCTGCAGATCAACATAGGGCTGCAACGTGAGTTGCATTGCAGCCACGAACTTAGGCTGATTCCTATGGTAGGGCGGAATCAGCTTGATGTAATCAGCGATGTCCGCCACGACTTACCTCAAAATGTTGAAAATAATTTGGCTAGCCGAGGTCTGAGCAGCTTCGTTGTACCGTAGCGCCACATCCTGAGGAATGGCGGGAGGCGGGAGGCCGTCCCGTGTGGCGTTGAACTCCATAAGTTCGTAAGTCTTAGACCACACGTTGTTGAAAAGGTTGGCCGGCACACTGGCCCGGTTCAACAGCACGGACTCACCAATGTCCAGATTGTTCGTATACTCCACCAAGGCTTCTTGGATCTTGCCCTTGATATCCACCGTAAAGCCGCGCATCGGCTTGATGGTGAGGTAGTAGGCGATCTGAACAAGGTTCAGTGAATCATAACGAATTTTGCGCGGTACACCCTCATCACTGTAAACAACCGTTAAAGTGTTGCCGATGGTTCGGATGCCCCCGCCCTTCAGGCGCATGATGACCTGTGCAATATCTTCCGTAACCCCGCCCTGCACGACGGCCGCCACGGTATGCGGGGGGATGAGATCTGAGCTGGCGATGTCCAGGTCGTTGTCATAGACCTTGGCCCGCGCCACCCCCGGCAGCGCCAGCAACGCCGCGCGCATGCTGTCGTTGCGATTCTGAGCCGGAAGTGAAGTGGACAGCGCTTGCCGCACCCGCAACTGTGCGTCAAGTTCAACCGGCGCGCCCGGGGTGGCAGCCACCGGGTTGGTCACAGTCTGCCACCCGCGCGTGATGGTGACGATGCTTGTCAGGCTGCCGGCCGGCGCCGTGACGGCACCCTTGTCCTTGCAGGTGGCCGTGACCTCAATCTCCCCGGCCGCCGGAATTATGACCGTGCTCGGCAAAAGCCATTGCTGTCCGGTGTTAGGGTCTGCAATCACCCCATCCGTAATGGTGATGAAGGCTTCCCCGCCCACCACGACCGGCACCGTGGAATAACTCGGCGTCTTGCGGGCCAAGCCGTTGAGCTTAACGTTTGAAGACAGTCCGGTACCCTGCGCCGTGGCCGGGGAGAAGGCGTTATAGGTGGCGAGGAAGTTGGCGTTGAGATCATTTAGGCCGCTGGCCAAGAACGCCACCCATTGCCCGTCCATCGTGGCCGGATCCAACACGATGTCTTCGCCGAAGATGCCCCGCATCCCGTTGGCGTAGTAGTTATAGACCGTGTTGAATTCCGGAACGTGGCAGCCGGTCTCGTCGATGTAGGCGATGGGGGTGTCGGCCATTAGGAGCTCGCTGTCCGAACGTCAGTCGGCCCATACAGGGTGTCCAGGGACATCTGCACAGACCAGACGCGGGTATCCCTATCCAGGACGCTGAAGTAAGAGCCTTCGCTGATGGCGCTGACGCCTTGCGTTTCCAGCACCCGGGCCCGCATGGCGGGGTCGCGCGTTGCAGCCGTGCCCTTACCGAGGATCCGCGTCATGTACGGGGTACCTTCCGTTTTATCCAGGTACCACTGACCCTCTTCAAGGTGTAGTCGCGAGACGACAAGTTGCGCCACCCCGGCCGGATCATTCCGGTAGAAATTCGAGTTACCGTGGCCGAACGTCATGTCCCCCGATGAACTAACTTTGCGAATAAACACTAGAAACCCCTTTACAAAGGCCCGTGTGAAGGCTACGTTACAGGGGTTGGGGGACATTCGCACTTCTGAGCGTCCAAACCTTCCGCTCCAAGCGCGAATGACTTCCTTGTTTTGCTGATAGACTGCCAGTTGGCTACCCCGGGGCGTATCGCCTCGGGGTTTCTTTTTCTCACGGACAGGGCAACGGCTCTTCCACAGCCTCCGGGACCGGGGAGTCGAGGTGCTGGGCGACGGCGGCTTGCATGGCGAGCAGGGCATCCGCCTTGGTGGTTTGGGTGATAAACTCGCTCAACTCGGGCGCCAGCGGCACCGCAGCCGGATGCGTGACCGTGGCCGTGAAGGCAGCGGTCGCGTGGATGGCGGCAATCATCATGGATTGCGCCTCTACAGTCGCAAAAGCGGCATTGCTCGTTGCGATAGAGGCGTTCAGGCTGTTCGTATGCCCGTTGATTACCGTGGCCGCATCATCGGCACTCATCTGCCCGTTCAGGACGCTGTTGATCATGTCCGGCAGTGTTTGATTAAGCGCCGCCAACCGATCCTCCTCCCGCATGGGCGCCAGCGCCGACGTCAGGCTGAGGCTACTGGGGAGGGCGGTGCCGTAGGCTTCGGTGGCCTGTGCGTGCGTAAAGACGTCCAGGCGACCGTATTGCCCCGGGGTGCTGGTAAGCCCCGACAGGTTGTTTGTAACCGACTGTATGGCGTCTAGGGCTCCGCCTAGCCCTCCGCTGCCGGTAAGGGCCTGCACCAACCCGGCGCCGCCACCCCCCAGCGCGTTTTGAATCTGACTGGCGAAGCCGTCAAGCTGCCCCTTAAGCTGACTGGCCAACTGTCCAACGGGATTCTTCAACAGCGCTTCCGGCCCACCCGTCAGCATCTGGTTCAGCAGATTCCCGAGCCCACCCCCGTCCAGCATCTTGGTGATCGGCAGCTTCTCGGCAATGACGCTGCCGACCTTCATGTGCGGCTTGCCGCCGATGAGCTTTAGAATAGACCCGATGCCGATTGCCATGACCTGCCTTACGCACAGTTCAACAGGACTTTGCCGGCATCCGAAGAGATCTTGCGGGCATCCACAACGTGCGCCGAACCGTCCTTGGTCGTGGCCACCTTGTTATCATCAAGGGCAACCACGGAGGTACTCCGCTTTGCCGTGACGCCACCATGACCCACATCCACCACAGACTTAGCGTCGTCGGTGCGAACTTGCGTGCTGTCCTTCGAGTAATTCTCGAGCTTGCGCGGCGTAGCCCGAATGCCCGGAATGAAGAACCCGTCTGAGAGGTCGTGCACCCGGGAATCGACTTGATTCTGCTCCCCGTCTTGTTGGAACCAGCCATCGATCGACCGGGAGGCGACGAGGTAGACGCCTTGGTCCTTCTTCTTGAGGGCATGGGTGGACGTCACGCCATTGCCGCTAGGGAACTGTACCGGGGCGTCCGGAATAACCGGATAGTCGATGGTTTCAAAGGTGCCGTCCGGCTTGGCCACGGTACGCTTGATGAGCGGCTGTAGGCTGACGGTGTGACCGTCACTGTCCTCAGTTATCTCCACCGGCATGGCGACGTGAAACTGCGACAGGTAGCGCTCGATCGTGGCCTCCACAATCTCCGTCATAGACGGAAAGCGCTCACGAATATCCTTCGACGGCATTACTGACCTCCCCCGCCTGCGCTGCCATCCGCTGGCGTACCTCGGCGAATGTATGAGAACGGCACCTTGTCGCTGGACGCCGACATACAGGTGGCTTCCGTGTACCAGACGCCGCCGCGGGTGTCCCCGATGTGATCGACGTAGAGCACTTTGTAGATGCCGTCGGCGGCAATGTCCGGAATCATGGTGTTATTGACTTCCGCCCCGTAAGCGGGGTTGAAGAGTTGCTTGTCGATGCTGGCCTCGTCAATCTTCAACTTAACGGCCGGCGCGACACGCGGGTTGATGAGCATTCGAGCCCGGATGCCGTCCGAGGACTGCTGTGGGCGCCCCACCATCCCGGTGCTGGAATTTAGCACGATGGCGTCGCCGGGTTTGAAGTTGTCGTTCTTCACCATCTGGGCTTTGTCGTTCACGATGGTGAACGTCGATCCGGTGGCGTAGCCGATTGTCTTCAACAAATCCCGGGCCATGCCCGTCAGC